GTTAAAGTATGGGGCACATAAGTGCTAGTTTCTGCTTCATACTGTATTACTTGACCATCAGTTATACCTGTAGTATTAATGTCTAGTAAGTCATCAAGAGAGACATCTTCCGTTAATACTGTGCCGAGGTTAAAGACTTCAACAACATCTCCTCCAGAGGTAGAGATAGTAACAATTAGCTCATTGCTTTCATTTAGCACAACACTACTAATAGAGTCCCCCTTAGAGCCTTGCCCACCTGTCCTTGCAAGAGAGGTGGCATACTCGGGGGTTACTACTTTAGTTTCATGTTTAACAGGGGTAGCATTTATTTTAATGTTATTATTAGATACAGTAACCCTATAAGTGGACATAATTAAGTCTCCTCAGAAGGGCTGTAAAGAACTTCAACTAAACCACGAAAGGGTTTCCAAATTTGTTGAGCTGAGCCTACACCAGAGTCCCTAACTTCTACACCAATCCAGCCATAAGTGGGAGATTGTGGAGTGGGTTGTGTGGCCCAAAGGTCAATAAGGTTCTCAGGGATTACGATTTTAAAAGTGTTATCAGTGACAGTAGCATCAATGGTTGTCAGAACTGTTACCTGACCCCCTACCCTTTTCACTGTAGGATAATTCCCCGCTGTTACTCCTGTCATATCTGCTTCAACTACTTTAACTGTTACTGTGTAGTCTTGCAGGCTAGTGAGCCAATTTAGGGTCATATCCATGTGTATCTGCTCACCTTCGACTAATGATATGAGGACTGCGCCATTATCATTTATTAGGTCTTTAGAGGCAGAGTTAATTTTTGAACGTGCCATTGTTTCCTCCTGCCGATCCTCAGATGGGCATGTTAAAGGTTGTTATTATCCGCACTATTCTCAATACTGTTTATACTGTTATCGGCCTAATTTAGGGATACCATAGGCTGTCCGGAGCATTTTACCAGCTTGTGTGTCTGTCTGAGACAAACCAGCATAACCAGCTGTAGCAACCCCTGCAACCTTAAGTTGACGAGAAAGGTTGCGACGAACATTTTCACCAGCGGTAAGGTCCACGTATTTACGGCGGAATACGCCAGTAGGGTTTACGAGACCCAGAGCCTTTTGACCAACCTTGTTCTTGAAAGAGGTCTTTTTATACTTAGCCCGTGAGCTGGCCAAACGGTCTTTATAAGTAGACTTCTTAAGTGCCCGCCCTGTCTTACCTTTAAAGTTAGAGTTAGAAACTCGCTTTTGACCAGCAGCGGTCGTGCCTCTTTTAACACGAGTCAAGTTCATGCTATCTGTTTTGGCAATAGCTGCTTTACGTTGAGCGGATTTAACAGTCTTCTTAGCAGTCTTAACGTTGCCAGAACGCTTAGCCAACTTGTTAAAATCACTTCCAGACAACTTTACGTTTTGTCCTGCTTTAACTTTACCAAGCTTCTTTACACCACCTTTGCTAAGACCTTTAGTACTTACCTTTTGAACACCCTTCATTGACCGTTTCTTAGCTGAAGCTTCAACAGCTTTCTTAAGAGCGGCCTTGCGCTTAGGTGTCATTTTGTATGCTACTTTAGCAATTTTTCCAAGTAATGCCATAATATTAACCTCTTCCGAAACGCTTTTTCAAACCATCAGAAATGGCTTTACGGTGCTTTGCAGACATAGTGCCGCCTTTACGACCAAAAGACTTGGCTTTACCCTTAATGTTAAGTGCTTCTTGTTTAGCAGCTAACTTAAGCTTACCAAATCTAGACAGATTGCTCTTATTAGGGGCCTTGCCAGCCATAGTGGCGGCAGCCATAGACTTAGTACCAGCATTAGCAGTACGGGTTTTGGTTGCGGTATATCCCGCCTTAGTAGCCTTTTTAGCAGATTGCTTTAGGCTTACTCGGAGCATCCCCCGGGTTTTCCCCAAGAGGCCAGTACGGTTCTTTTTAGTTTTAGCCTTACGAGCCATTATTCTATTCCTTAATTGTTAATTAGAAGCCAAATGATTCTTTAGAATCCAAAACCTCTAGTTGTTACTTTAGAACCCCCCCGCACAGGGAATAAATACTCCACAGCATATCTTAAACCATCTGTCCAGTGTTCAACACCTTCTTTTTTACAGATGGTAGCTGTGTCAGGGTTACTCTCTACCCATGCGGTACGTTCTATTGATTTGATTGTATTTGAACAACGCGGATGGATATACATATCGATATCCCCATTGGCGTTTTTAAACTTCTTGTTAATAGCTGCAACACTATCGATAATAGGAGGTGCCTTACTGTGTGCTCTGGTCTGTATACCTTCAGCCTGTAAAATGCTAAAGTCTGTACGTCCAACAGCAGCAGAGGACTTCCTAGCCTTACCACTAGGGTCAGGGTAAGATATAATGCGGTGTCCCTTATACTTCTCTACTAGGCTTCTAGCCAAAGTCTCAGTATCGGGGTGTCCCTGCATCTCATCTAAAATATGTATCTGATTGCCTCTGAGGGCAAACACAACACTAGCCATGATACCAACGTTAAAGTCGATAGCAACATGGACATCTTCACCTGTCTCAAAGTAGGGTAGGTCTTTGTCAATATGCTCTTTACGATTAAACGTATAGAACACAGTATTACCAGAGTCCTCAAAGCTAGCTGTATACTCTCTAGCAAACTTTAGGGGGTCTAGGGTAAGCTTAACCCTATCGATCTCTTCAGCATCGAGATAGGGAGATTCTGTATAAGTGTAGGTATAAGACTTCCACTGAGAGTCAGCATCTTGTCTATTGTACATCTCATAAAAGTAGTTATAGCCTAGAGGTGTACTAATGATTAGTGCTCTTCCAGGTTTAGCTCCAAACTTATCTGCGTTCTGTTTAGACCAGCGAGTAGCAATACAAGGTTGGATAACAGATTCCCAAGACTCTTTCAAGCTTGTACCTGCACCCTTCCAAGAGCATACCTCATCGGCCACTACAAAATACTGACCAGTACCCCGCATACGTTCACTAGCTTCATACGACCAAATCTTTAGTTGTACGTTCTTAGGGAACCAAAAGGTACCAGCTACTCTGGAGGCTTTAATAGCGTGGTCTTCCATGCCTAGCTGATAGGCTAACAGTGGATAGTAAATGTCAACAGCTTGGGCATAGGTAGGGGCAATAATAGCCACATTCTTATTTGGTACTTCTTCATCTAACTCCATAAGCTCTTGTACTGCTAAAACAGCAGCACAGGCTGCGAGATAGGACTTCCCAAAACCACGACTAGCATTAACTACAGCATAGCGTGTATTTTCTTCTACGAATAGGTCTGTTATTATCTCTGACTGACCTTCATGCAAAACTATTTCTGACATACTACTTCCTTAATAATCACTCTACCACTTAGCTTTATCCGCCCAATAGGCTGCGCTCATCTTGCCCTTAGCAATGTTAGTGGCATGTCTTGCCTTCCAAGCTAACCTACGCTTCTTATAAGCCGTAGATTCATTAGCCTTTGGAGGACTACCTTTAGCACCCTGAGCGCCAAAGCGTATTGTTTTAACTTTATCACCGACCTTAGCAACAACAATGTGTGACTTGGTGGGATGTTCCGGTGTTTTCTTTGGTTTGTTAAACCCAGATACACCAGCACGGGTTAGTCTGGGGTCTTTAGCCATAACTAAGCACCATACTTCTTTAGATTAGACTTCTTATTAGGCATAGATACACCCTTCTTGACAGGAGCCTTCTGTGTTGGATTAGGCTTCTTTCCGTCAGTAAATCCGCAAAGTTTTCCTTTGTGCATTATCTTTCCTTCTGTTTTATAGGCCTCCATAGCAGGTTTTAAAGCTTTATAGGGGTTGTTATTCTCACCCTCTTTAGAACCATACTTAAATGCTTTGTTCATTTGAGCCTGTCTATCGGCCTGTTCTATCTTCTTTATATTACCCATGGCTCAATATCTATTTCCTCTTTTTAGGTTGAGAGGAGTACTTTGGTTCCGTAGGTTCCTTTTCCTTGTAACATAGCTTCTCTCCTATAGCTCGGTTTGTGGTTATAATTATTACTTTATCATTATCATCATAAAAGACATACTTGTCTTTCTTTTTAATATATTTCATGCGTCATAGAACTTCTTTGGGCAGTGGGCATCAGGATGAACTACATAGCGTCTATCGTACCAGCTACCATTAGTACCACCCTTGCCATTCTCTATGTTATCATAATAACAGGCCTTATAAAACACTGTGCCAGTACCATTAACATAATAGTGGCCAAAGTTTATAAAAACTAAGACATACAGCACAATTACCAAGTCCCCGTATAAACGCCATAAAAGTAAACACCTCCGCCTAGTATAGCAGCTATGGTTAGTAGCATACTAGATATTAGTATAAACTCAATTATATTTTGTTTTATTTCTGCTTTCTTATATTGATGTTTTCTTCTCTGATCTCTAACTTGTCTAATAGTATTTTTATACTCTTCTAAACCAGAAGGTCCATGAACAAAACTGATCATGGTTTCAACTTCTTTCTTCATCTCCATCATCTTCTTTTTTGCAGTGAAGATCTCTAGAGCTTCTTTCTCAGCACTTCCTGAAAAGGACTTGTACCAAGGAGGATTCTTAGCTTTGTTTTCTGCATAACTAATATCACTCCAAGCTCCAGCAAATTTGGATAAGGCTTGACTTGTGTCTCTACCAGCGTTAAGTAGTTGTCTCATTTGACCAACCGCTGTAGAGGCAATACTAAGGGCAGTTAGAGGATCAATCATGGTAAGTTACCTCTCCGGTTCTTTACGGGAGGTTTCCATCATCTCTCTAATAGCTTTAATGTTTTCATCTATACGAGCATTGAGAATAGCCATTGCTTGTTGTGTTTTCTCAATCTCTGCAATACGTATCTCATGACGGGCAATGTCACGTAGGTTTGTATTAACACTTGATTCTAGTCCTGATACGAACCACACAATCCCAGCGGATTGTAGTACAATAGCTAGGACAAAGGTTATAGGTACGTTTTTAGATAGGTGCCATGATTCTGTTGAGGGCATTATTCTGCCTCCTCCTTCTTTTTATTAGTTAGTCTTATAGTCATGGGAGTTTTAGAGGTAATCTCCTGCTCAAGTTTTTCAGGAACTTTCTTATAGCCATACTGCATAAGGTTATTAATTAGTTGGCCTTGGGTTGACAGTAGTTGAGCATAGGCACCGGAGCCAACTCTAACAGAACCATCGGTGAGCTTCTGATTAATCTCGGCATAGAGCTTTGTCATCTCCTCAATAGGGTCAAAACCAAGTTCTTCGAGCTTTCTAACAGAAGCCATAGAGTTAATATTTTTAGAACCCTTGGGACGTCCAGCGCCTTCACGCCGACCACCAGCCTTATTCTTTCGATTGTCTACGGGCATAACTAAACCTCCTTTCAGGTCTATACAAAATGAATGGCTCAACATTCTATTTCAAAGTAAAAAATAACAGTCATTATTGAATAAGTTAAAAGACTTTCAATTTAAGCCCTTAAAATTATTCACAAAAGTAGTACCAAACTGTCCTTATTTACTGTCATTTTTCTGCCAACATCATCCACAAAGTCTTAACGTAATTTAAGAACATTTAGGAAAAAAGGTTTATCTAAAACCCTTTATCTCTTATGATTTATAAAACCAAAAAACAAACAAAATAAAAGACTATCTAACAACAGACTCCCCAAGTAGGTTAAGAGATATTATCCTAACCCCTACCCCCATAATCCCCCTCCCCCACAGGAGTATTATCATAAGGGGTCCCTATTTATAAGTTATAAAATTACTCATAAAATTATCAAAAAAAAAAAATAAAGGTTACTCTCAACACCTCCACCACCATCCCATAAGGACAGCAGCAGAGATGTTGAGAGAGAAGTGTTTAGATGGTTGAAGTTACTTCTTCCAGTGAGATAAACAAACTAGCTCTACATTTTCTGGGTTAGGTAGCCTAGAAACTTCTTCCCAGTATTCTTCTGCTACTACTACCACAGGAAAGAATCCTTCTTCGATAAATCCTATATGACTCATTTGATCATAACGATACATAGAGTAGGGAAGGTTCCCAATGGCCTTAGTTAAGTTGGCTACCTTTTGTTCTATAGGGTCTGTCACAACAAAATCTTTAGTCATATCTTTCCATAGGTATTTGATAAGTTCTTCTGTGAAATTATCAACACCATAGATAGCGATAGTCCCTAGGTCTTTGTAGTCTTTTTTAAAGTATTCTTTTGCGGTATCTGGTCTGGGTTTAAGCTTAATCTTTTTTACCTTGGGGGTGTCAGTAGAGCCCTTTGGTCTCCCTGCTTTCTTTTTAGGTTCTTCAGTCAAAACTTATGCTCCCATTTAGAGGATTTGAATCAGGCATAACCTCTTCAAAAAGTTCGGTATAGCCCCCTGTTAATTTAAAGATCTGAGGTAGAGTTTTGGCTTCTAGATCATTTAACAGGAAGTTCTTCCATAAGGTATCTTCGATATTGTCTCCGGTTGTTATATCTTTATATACGTAACTAATACCTCTGGATTTAAGCAGATCTTTTGTTAAGTCACAATAAGAGCAATTCTTCCTTCCAATGACAAGATACATTACTCCTCCTCTTCATCCATCATATTAATAGCTGCTTCGAATCCAGCAAGGAATAACTCATAGAACATATCGTTAATAGAGCCTTCTGGATCTAGTTCATATTCAGCAATAAATTCGTCAAATACTGCCTCTACCAGATCTTCAACTTCTGGTTCAATTGTTGTATTACTCATTCTCCACGACCTCTCATTGTTTTATCTTCTGGCAACCAAACTAGGCGATCAATATCTGAGCGATTAATCCCGATATCCTTTAGCTGTTTATCACTTAGCTTATTAAGTTGCTTTACAGCTTCTCGATGATCCCGCCAAGTAGCCAAATAGTTTACATATCTCCAAAACCAACTCATCGGTTGTTCTCCAATTCTTCTATTGTCATTTCTAACATTTCTATTAACATAGGGATGTTCATGTGGGTCGAGCCTGACAAAAGTTGACCTTCTTTAACAAGGATAACAATGCCCTCATCAGCAACATCGTCCACATAGTCTAGTAAAGAGTCGAGAGTGTCATAGAAGGCCTCCTCAAATTCTGTTACTAGTTCTTCTTTCTTTTCAGGCTTAGTAAACTCCACCACATTTGACATTGTATACTCCACCATTTTCTGCTATTTTCTTTTCTTCATAAGGTGCTACAACACACCTATAATGTTCATTCAAGGCACCTGACAAGGCCCCCATGATAGATTCTATATGCTTATAACGGACACCACCCTCAACAATATCGATACGGCTGTAGTGTAGGTTGATAAGCTTAGCTATGGCATACTGTAGTTCACCACCGTCTTGAGGTACAAAGTCTCCGAGGAGATTATCGACTACTTCACGGTCTTGTGGAAGAATATAAGGCATCTTAAAGCCACCCAGCATATTGTAGTACCATAATAGCAAGGTAGACTGATACTACCCAGAAGCCTCCTCGGAGGAGTACTCCCAGAATGATTCCGAGTAGATAAGCCCAAGGGTGAGATACTTTTTTATTCATCATACTTCTTATCCTTCTTCTCTAGTTTTTTCATAATACTAATTCTTTCTTCTTCTGAATAAGTTAGCCACATCCGAATATCGTCAAGGTGTCTGCCACAACCTGTGCAGCAGACCCCCTTTATATGACACTCCTTTTTACAAGGAGAACTTATCTTAACTTTCCAGAAGTCTTTGGACCTCACAAAATTTCACAAGCACCACCTGTACAGGCTAGTGTCTGTGCCCCTTCAGTATTGTCTTCTGACTCATACTCAGAGAGCTTTAAGAAGTCAACTTTTGGCATAGCAGATACAGCAGCAAAGTACTCTACTTTAGTACAGGGCTGATAAGGTGCCTGTGCGTAAGTATGTTCAGCATATGGCAAGAAGCTTACCCCGGTGATGTAATCAAAGTTCTGATAACACCAGTTACCAACTTCCATCCACTCATGTTCCTTGACATAGACAGTAACACTTACAGAATGTTCTGACCAATGCTTTTGGAACAACAACCAGTTCTCTAGTTGCTCAATAGCCGTTTGTTCGTTAGCTAGTGTAGCACCCTCTGGTGATTTGATTGGGAAGGAAAAGATAGTAGTCTTTTCAGGATTCATCAAGTCCGGCTCGTTAGGTACCCCTGCATCTTTTAAGAAAGAAGTTAGAGGATCGTTATTAGCCTGTCTTACTGTGCGAATGTAATAGGGGCTAAAGCGCCCATGAATGCCAGAGCTAGAGTCAACAAGCTGAGAGACCGTGCCAGAAGGCTTAATCGTAGTGATAGCGGTAGCTGGGTTGATGTTGAGCTTTTTGGCGTATTCAATATTAACTTCTTGGGCATA